CAATTTAAAGAACAGGCAGGTTTCTTTGCTGATGCTGTTCCTGATAGCACAATCATAAGTGGTTTTAATTCAAATGCCGATGTTGTCGCTGCTGGTGTTAAGTATGATGCTGAAAAAGGTATTATGACCTTCAAGGATGCGAATCATCCTGGTGTCAAGGAAGTTATGAAAGATTTCGATACAAAGAAATTCATGACGCCTATTGAAGAAAAGAAAAAAGAGGAAGTTAAACCTAAGGTCGAGGCACCTCCACCACATCCTCAACCAACACAACCTGCTGCACAGCCACAACCACAGGCAGCAACACCTCCAGCAGAGGCTAAACCAGTGCAAACTGCGCCTGCGGTACCTGGTGCGTCTGATGGTGGTTCATTTAATGTTCCAGGACAAGTTGATTTCTATCCTATGGATAAGAGAGATAACATTGCCGCAGTTGATACAAAGACACAGCAACCTTTATTCACTGCCAGAGGTGGTGAAAGAATAGACGTTACACCATCGCAAAAGGTTCAAGGTGCTTTTAATCCAACTGATAGCGGAATCAGAAATGAATTTGATGCATTAAGGCAGGAAATGTCTAGTAACTTTGGTGACATGAACGAACCAACAAATGCCACTATGAGAGAGACAACAGGAAGAAAACAAAATCCTGATACTGTGGCAGATTTCACTGGTACATTAAATCAACAGAATAAAGATAAACAATACCATAATGCGGCATTTGAACGTGCTATGCTACGAACAAGATTGCAGGAGAGTGGTGACCCATTAAACAACCACTTCTCAGGTGGTAATACCAATTACTCATAAAAAAAGGGCCCGTAGGCCCTTTTCAGTATTCATCTTGTAAGGTCTCAGTCCTCAGCCAACTTACGAAACATGGCGAGATCCTCATCCTCTTCCTCTTCAACAACCGGTGCTGGTGCTTTCTTAGCAACAGGCTTTGGTGTCTCAGTCCAAGGTGCTTCCTCTTCGACTGGAGCGGCCTTTGGTGTTGGTTGTGAACCAGTATAACCTAAAACGTCATCAAGGCGAGCCTTGAGTTCTGCATAGGACTTAAAGTTCTTACGGTCAACAATCTCCTTGAGAGAATGTTCACGCTTCCAAACTGCTTCCATCTCAGCATCATCGTTATTAAGAGGACCTGGTGCCAAGAAAACGGACTCGTCATAGTTAGGGAATGATACGTTACGACCACCCATATTAACGTTCTGACGGGTTACCTTTAACTTAAAGTTGGCACCCTTCCAAAGGTCAGTAGGATTGATGCGTGGTTCGGACTCAAGGTCTGGATTCATCATCTTTGTAATCTTATCCATAATCTTCTTACCAAACTTATACAAGAATACCTTGCCTTCGTTTTCTGGATTCTTAGGGTCAGAAACAACATAGATGTTGGCGACATAATGCAGACGACGCTTCTGGTCACGGGCCTGCTTACGCTCTGGTGAGTTATCGTCCTGTGTGGAGTTCCAGAGTGAAGAATTATATTCTGATACTGGATCTTTCTCATCGAAGGTCGTTAAAGACTTTTCGATATACCACTTACCTGTGACTTTTGATTGAAATCCGTGGTCGAAATAACGGACCCAAGGAAGGGCATCATCACCATCGACGGCAGGACCTGGGAGGAAACGAATAACTGCTAGTGCATTACCCGTCTTATCTGGTGTAGGCTTCCAATAATTATCGGAATCATCCTTCTCATAATTACCACCTGGGTTATTAATCTTCTCGACTTCCTTAAGTAGGTTGTCGAATTTACCAGAGTTCTTTTTTAGATTTGCAAAATTCATCGTATGCTCCTTGTATAACGTTGTATAATTTGTATATTGCCTTATCCACATAATCATAACAATATGAAGTATAATAACAGGGGCCGAAGCCCCTGTCAAGTATTATTTTTATGCGCCGATTTCTAAACCGGTATCTTTATGTATAACTTTACCTTTAAGAATGGTATAGTCGGCATGTGCCTGCCAGAGGTCCCATATTAGGTTAGATGCTCTTGTAGAATCTTTAGCATTAGCTTCGATAATTAGTTTCATAGCCTTCAATAAATCTTCTTTTGTCATCTTCTTTCTCCTTATAAGATTTTTTTTAAATATCTCACAAGAAAACATAGCGATAATGGATATGTCTATTTATCCTTCTAGTATTTCGTAGGCCCATAGAATTTCCATAAAATATTTAGCATCTTCTGGTAGAATTAGCGTTTCATTTGTATGTCTATCTAAAATGGCCAATTCACCTTCATCTGTAAATACTTTACTATAATGACCATGTGCTACATTAAGCAAAATTTCGGATGCATTGCCTGGAGCAACTTTTGCAATATTTAGTGGTAATGGAGCGATATCAACCTCTTTTTGCTTCTTCGGTCTTGCCATCTATCTTCTCCTTGAGTATGCGTTTAAATTTACCTTTATCGTATTTTACAAACGGTTTATATTTACGCAACTTCAATTCCATCTTGAACCAGATGGGATCATTCTTATCTAAGTATTTATTAAACTTATCGGTATACCTTATAAAGTCATTTAGAATTACCATAGTTTCTGGAGAAATACTACCCCTAAGAAATAAACAGACAATATAAGGATATTCACCATCGACAATATTAAAAGGAAGGTCAAGACCATATTTAAATACTCGGTCAACGTCATTGTCGAAAGTGTATGTAAGTGCTTGCCTTCTTCCTTTATATTTGATGTAGTTTTCTTTTGCTTCGTCTTCCAATAATTCGGTGACATAGTTCCTATCTTTCAGACGATTGGCAATAAAGAAATCTTTTAATTCTTTATCTTCATACTCTTTTGCCACCTTATCAAAGAACCATTTGTCAGGTCTCTTCTCGTAGGTGGTTCTAGATGCTTTAACTTTATGGTGTGTAAAGAGGTCAAATGTAGGACTCTCAAAATGAGTCCTTATTGTTACAAAGACCACGTATGCACCATACGCGGAAAAGTGAGACATTAGATTGGTAGTTGTGAGGTATTTGATTTCTTGAGGTAATGAAGTTGTTCCGCCTCTATTTGGATTTTAGCCTTGAGAACACCAGAGACAAGTTTGCCTGCGGTTTCTACTTCAAGGTTGTGTTGTTCACAAAACATACAGATGGCATCGATATATGGTATATCTTTCATATATACCATTTCTTCTATTGCCATAGAAAACTTATTGATATCTTCGGCATTCATTTTATTTCTCCATTACCAACTAAAAGTTAATTCACTAGGTGAGTTTTTACTCAGGGTACCTTTTATACTAAAATCCATAATAAGGCAATACAATGTTTTGTTCGATTCATTTCTTTTGGCAGAATGTGAAATATCTGAAGGAAATAAAATTAAATCTTGTTCTTTTGGGGTAACCTGGTGATATATATCATTAAACATATTTGTTTTTGCATAAGGAACTTCCGCAAATCGTTTATGCATGGCATGAGGATAATCCATTACTAACTGATTACTACCACCATCGTCAACATTAAGATAAAGGATTCCTGTAAATAATGACTGAGAATGATAATGTGAATCGGCATAATCTCCAGGTTTCATTTTAATACACCAAGATGTTTTCATTCCTATGGTGTAATCTGGATTATTCATATCATAACACATTACCTCGGAAGCATACAAGCTTGCTTCGTTGTTTATTTGTGATACTATATTAGAAAAGAAAATATTTTTTAAAAGAAACTTACTAACAGAATATTCACAACTATTATCACTTACCGACTCAAAAGGAATGTTTTTAACATATTCTAGTGTTTGACATAAATCAAAATTTAATTTTGAGGTTGCAATAGGTGTTGCAAATACACTAAGAACTTCCATAAAATAATTTCCTTATTATTTCATCATTTTCTAAATAAAAAATTAATTACAACTCTCACATCTGTTTTTTTTGGACAACTACTAGCATGATAATAATCGGAATCAAAATATAAACACCTACCTTTTTTAGGTGTAAATCTATCTTTTACTGTTAATTTATCAACACCTTGTTTTTCATTAAAGATAAAAGTATCTCCATCCGATTCATTTACATAATACAAAAGGGAAATTCCAGGCATTAATGTAGAATCTATATGAGGTGTATTATAATGGTCTTCAGGATAATTTTCTTTTGTTAAAAGATTTGCTTTAACTCTTATCAGTTTACCCATGAGTTCTGTATCAGTATGTTTTTCAAGTAAAGCAATAAACGGTGTTATAAGATGAAAAAATTGAGATTTCACATCACCATCAGAAAAAAATATATGTGTAAATTGTTTTGTTTCTATGGTTTTATCATCAATAAGAAATGATGGCAATTCTTTAATAGAACTTTTGTCAACTACATATGAATTATAATACCAAGGAAAACTAGAATCTAATAATAAACTTTCTATATTTTTAACTAAAGATGTAGGTATAAGGTCATCAATTATTTGCATTTTTATTTCCTCACAAAAGTGCCGGATTCTGTTTCTAGGCTCCGGCGGGCCCAATGATTATGCTGCTAGAGCAAGATCAAATGATGCAAAGTTATCGTTAGCACCTAACGTTTGCTTTCGGTCTCCTTGAACCCTTACTACGCTTGTCGATCCTATTTCTGGCCCATCAAAAGCATACCGTAATACACTTATGGTGGACCAGCCGGGTACCGCCCCCGGGTCCAATACGTCTATGCCGTTCCTCTCAACGACCTCAGCATAGTATTTATTATAAACTATTTTTTGGGAATGTCAAGTGGCGATCTCGGGATGACTCGAACATCCAACCTACTGCTTAGAAGGCAGTTGCTCTATCCTGTTGAGCTACGAGACCTATTCTATTTGATTTTCAAATTCTTCCATCTGTGGTGCAGCAACACCACGATGGTCTACGGAACCTTTAGTTACATGGCCTGTTAGTTGTGTCCCGTATAAGGCACTCACCGACGGTCGCCACAAGACAACCAGACAAGCCCAGACTAAGAAACACCATTGAGATTAAAACATATACCTTTTTCATTTAAATACCTCGTTTTTTTATATTTTTTATTAAGAATAAAAAATTTGTATAGTCTTTCTTACATTGGAATTTCTAGATAAAGGACATACTGAGTGCTGTGTGCTACCTAATTGTTCTATTGCTCTATTTCTTTTTGGAAAAATTCCTGTTATTGATTTATTCACAATATTATTCAATTCTTCATTTTCGGAAAACATAAAAATACCCCCTTGATTTATATCCCAAAAGTCATTCAGATATATTGTTAGTCCTCCTGAATAAATAGAATCATTGTGCCAAGGTATATG